TAGATTTATCTCAAAATGCAGTTCCATTAGATACAAAATTAGAAGATTTAGCTAAAAAAATTGAGGTTGGTCAGATGGATGAGAGTAATGAAATTAAAGAAGATATTAAACCGGACCTTGTATCAGAGGCAGTTGATAGTATAACAAATAAAATGGCGAATGACGCTATAGCTAAGACATCAGTAGCATCCGAGCAAGAAGCTAACCCAGAAAAATTATCTATAGATTTTTCAAATGTTGATAATGTAGTTAATTCAGGTGGTAATGAAGAAATAGTAAATGCACCAAAAGATTTAGACACTCTAAATAAAATTTCAGAAATAAATAATGCAAAACGGAAAGAAGATGATGGAGATGATGGAGATAAATTAGAAATTGGCGATGATATTATATTAAATATTTCTGAAATTAACTTAGATAATAATAATCTTTTAGGAGATGTTGTAACTTTATAATTTAAATCACGCAATACGTTAAATTAATATAAACAAATTACTATATTAATTTAATGGAGAATATTTATCTAACTGCATTAGTTATATCTTTTTTATATCTTCTTTGTAAATTTATTGAAATGAGATTTATTACCAAAGAAAATCGCCCATTTAAGACTATTATTATTGATACAATATTTGTATATTTCTGTGTAATTATATCGTTCTTTCTGATCGGTCAGTTTAATTTAAAAACAAAATCTTTAATTGAAGCTCCTGTATTTGTAGACAATCCCAAATTTTAATTTAATTTAGTTAAAAATCTCTGAACTAGAGTTAATGCATTTATAATATAATTAAAAATAATAGAAATAATTATTACTTGTGATGGAATTAAATAAGTAATCACTTTTTCATATAGAATTTTGCGTGTTGATATATTATCGTGTTTTGATGTTAGAATTCGATATTCTGTTTGATGATTACTTAATTCTTTTTTCTTTTCACTTTCTACTTCTTCTAATTCTGTTATACTCTCTCTTATACTATCTTTTAGATCACATGATAAAGTTTTTTCTATTACTAGTTCTTTTTTTAAATCGCTAATAGTTGTTGTATATATATTAAGAGTATTATTTAGATTTTCCTTTTCTAAGAGAAGTGATTGAATTTGAAATAGCAAATAAATCACTTCTGGCGAATAATGGTCCTTAGATAATTTTTTTTCTACATATTCTGTTAAATTATCTAGTGACATTGTTTTTATTCTTGATAATGCAGGAACATCTGTTGATTTTTCCATTAGTTGTCCAATTTGAACTAATTCTTTTTGAGTTTGTAAACGCGAATTTGCATCCATCTCAGAAGGGTCAATTCTTTTACAAAACACAGGGGTCTCATCTTTGGAAGGTATACTTTTATCGTCAGTTGATTTTGTTGGCGATGTCATTAATTGTTATCTATCTGTCTTTTTAAATTATAACTAAATTATAATTTAAATATAATTATAATTTTGTTAGGATTAAGATTAGAGTTAGAGTTAGAGTTAGAGTTAGAGGTAGAATTATGTTGAATTATTCAATATTTACGATATTAGTATCCGCGTCTAATGTATCAATATTCATTATTTTTGATCCCTTTTTAATTTCTTTCTTGGGAACAATATATTTTTCAAAATGTTTATGTTTTATTTCATTTATTGGAAGATGATTATGAACTTTTCGGGCAATCATTTTATATAATTTGAAGTCGGGATATCTCTCTTCGTCATTATTTTTATAAAGAATATTTCGTCCATTATCATCATCGCACCATCCCATAATTATTTTATAAATAGGATAGCGAATGTCTTTTATATCATCATATTTTTCTGTAATAAAGTCATATATAGAACAACCTAACCGACATAAATCAAAACTTAAATTTGGTTCTACAACCGTTTTTTTATTATTATAATATGGTTCGAAATTATATTGTGTAGCCGCATCACCCTCTTTATGAAAACTATCACTGCAAATAAGATTGTTTTTATATTTATAAATCGCCCTACCAAAATCAATAATTTTAAATATTTTACCGTATGTTTTTACTTTATAATGTCTATTATCTAATTTATAATATAAATATCGGCGCTCGGTCTCAACATACATAATATTATTTGTATGTAAATCATTATGTGTTAAGTCAAATAACTTTTGATAACTTATTAACATCATTAATATCTGAATAACTACACAGCTTAATTCGTCTTGTGATAAGTTATCATCTACAAATAACCTATCTAATGTATTATTGCAATTTTCTAAAGCAATAATCTGAATAGGGAAGTTCTCTATAGAAACCATGACACTTTCTATATCAGAAGATGTGTCTTCACTATCGCCTTCACTATCGCCTTCACTATCGCCTTCACTATCGCCTTCACTATTGCCATTATTTGAACTATTTTGTGTATTAGAAGATCTAGATGAGATTTCAGAAGACTTAGTAGATTGTTTGCTACTTATATTATCTTCAAAAATTAGCACCGAATTATTACTAATATCACTTAAAATAGATGTATCTTCTTGTTTATTAATATCCAATGTTGTAATATCTTCTAATTTTAAAACAGTAGTCTTATCAATAATGTCACCAAACTCTAATGGTTTTTTATTGTTTCTTGAGTCTTCATTAAATAATTCATCATGATCAGTATTTAAAAAATTAAATAGTGTATTTGTATTTTTGTGAAAAAAGTCATTATTAGATAACATTTCAATATCTTCCCCAATGTCTAGATGATAATTATTTTTCTTTCCTAAATATGAACCATAAAAATCTAACCCATGTAAAAAACCAATTCTATTTAATAATTGGCTAGTAAGATATGTAAAAAAACTATCTACATATGCAGAATTATTAAGATCAGCTATTTTATAATGACAATTCTCATTATTAAATTTAGGAAGATTAAATAAATTATTATTTGTTATATCATATTTTCCGGCTAAATATTTGAAAGGATCTAATAGAGGAGATAATTTAAAAAATATATTTTTAGATATAATATCGCCATTTTCATTCTTAATTGTTCCAGCAAATATGTTTTCTGTCTTTTTTTCTGTAATAGATGCTAGACTATTTTGATTATTCAAGCTAATTAAATTATAGTTATTTTCATTTAATGTAAAGAAATTATTGTAGAGAGGTACAAAATTCTGACAGTTTTCCATATTCAATAAAGTTTCATCTTCAAAATTTTTGAATAGTGAAGAATTATTAAGTTTTTTATATGTAATATCCATTTTTAAAAAAGAAAACTATAATTTCTGAGTTTTTTGAACTAATTTCGCGTAATAAAATATAGTTTTATTTTCCTTTAAGAAAATAGATGACTCTACAACTAAAGAAGTTTGATATGAAAAGTATTACATTTAAACCGGATCAAAATACCGGTCCTGTTATTGTAATGATTGGGCGCCGTGATACAGGTAAGAGTTTTTTAGTAAGAGATTTACTATTTTATCATCATGATATTCCTATTGGTACAGTTATATCTGGAACAGAAGCTGGAAATGGGTTTTATAGTAGTCATGTTCCTAAATTATTTATTCACGACGAATATAATACAGCAATTATTGAAAATATTTTAAAACGACAAAAAACGGTATTAAAACAAGTAAAGAAAGAGATGGAATCATTTAAAAGATCTAATATTGCCCCACGCGCGTTTGTTATATTAGATGATTGTTTATTCGACGATAAATGGACCCGCGATAAAATGATGCGACTACTTTTTATGAATGGACGTCATTGGAAAATAATGCTAATTATTACTATGCAGTATCCATTAGGTATTCCCCCAGTTTTACGTACTAATATTGATTATGTTTTTATTTTACGAGAGCCATATCTTGCAAATAGACGGCGAATTTACGAAAATTATGCGGGCATGTTTCCTACATTTGAATCGTTTTGTCAGGTTATGGATCAATGTACTGAAAATTATGAATGTTTAGTTATTAATAATAATGTGAAATCTAATAAATTACAAGACCAAATTTTTTGGTATAAAGCAGAGGCACATAAAGATTTTAAATTGGGATCTCGCGAATTTTGGGAGATTTCTAAAGATTTACAGTCAGATGATGAAGAGGAATTATATGACCCGAATATTCAATCGGGAAAACGAGCTGGTCCAAAAATTAATGTAAAGAAAAATCGATGGTAATAAATTTTTACTTACTATAAATAAAAATTTATTGTTTTCTTTACAACTTTCTTAAATTTTTTTTGTTTTAGATTTCTTAGATTTAGATTTCTTAGATTTAGATTTCTTAGATTTTTTACCGCCGACAGTATTCATTCGTTCACGTTCCTCAAGAATTTTTTTTATTTTATCAATTTTAGATTGTGTTTCAGGACTTATCTTACCTTTACCTTTCTTTGTATCTCTCGTTTCAAGATCAGCAAGTTCTTTTTTAAGAGAATTAGTATCTTGAGAAGTACCCTTATCTGAATTACTTCTAGCTTTATCTTCTTCTTCAAGTGCGGCTAATGCTATTATTTTAGCATTAGCTGCTTTTGTTGTTTTATCTTCTTTAATAGCTACAATATCTTTATTTTCTGTTTGTACTGTTGCTGCTGCTGCTGCTGCTGCTGCTGCTGCTGCTGCTGTTGCTACTAATGTTGTTGGTGGCTCTACTGGTGGTTCTCCATCTGCATCTGCTGCTACTGGCTCTACTAGTGGTCCTGCATCTGCATCTGCTGCTACTGGCTCTACTAGT